AAAGAAGCAACGTACACACCTGCCCCTTTGTTTGCCCACGTTATTTCATCGTAATTACCCAGAATGATATCAGCCCCATAAGAAGCGGAAACACATAGTAATAATATATATAAGATACGTTTAATCATGGGAATAGTATCCAATACTCGTTAGTTGTGGAAGACCAGTATGCGCCGTTAGTACCGCTTAATGTACTCCGTACCGGCACACCACCAGAACCATTTGTTACTGACAACGAATTAACATTTGTAATAGCATACCCGCCCATGTTAAGCGAGCCTGTGGCTACTACACTACCGTCTCTCTGTAATGCAGTGTTGACTCTGTTGGATTCTGTGTTAATCTTCGTACCAAGTACCATATCGCCTGATGCGAAGGCTACATAAACAAGCCCTGTTCCAGCGTCATACTGCGATTTGATTATAACTTCATCAGCCAGTACTGCGGTATTGGCTTGTAATGATACACCTGACCCAGTGTGATAATTGGTAACATTATTATCTGGAGTATTATCTTGAGTAAGTAAGAAAGCATTGGTCGAAGCACTCCATGCGTTGATCAATCCTCCATCTATCTTTAGTGACCCGACGTGAAGAGCACCGTTCGTCTGAACATAAACCGCCATATAAGCGTTTGTAGGAACTCCGACCGTCGAATTAGTTGCAATGGGTTGTATTCCATTTGTTCCGCTCAGCGGAACACCCTCCTGATAAATGGTTCCACCGGTTACGTAAAGACTTCTTATTTGCCTTGCTGGGGTGCCGATATCAGATATACCATTACCAAGCGGGATATAATGAGAGATGTTCGTGAGAATTAAGCCGTCAAAATCAATCCTGTTAGTATCCATTAAAAAATTAATTGAATGACTCATGTTGACCTGAAATTGCTGCCCTTCGACATCACCCAAAGCAACAGATACGCCGCCGCCAGCTTCGTTGCCATAAACACCAATGGCAGAACCTCTGGCACTTGAAAGCCCACCCCCACCGGCTATCAGAACAATGGTATTGTCGGAACCATCAGGAGTATCAGAATATAACCCAGCAAGCCCGGTACTACCATCTAATATCACATAACCAATATTTGTCAAATCACTCTTCGCGCCATCAATGTCTTGTGTTGCTGCAAAGGCAGACCATCCTGAAGCGTCTGCAACACCTATACCGTCACGCTGTGACTGGTTGACCCCGTTCACTACGGCATCAGCAAAAAGCGATGTCGTTAAGACCGCAAAACATATGATAATCGGCGAAATCCGTTTCATTATTCGGGCATCCTCGGATTGATTGTTACAGAAGCCGGGAATGCCGGTTTACCATGCGTTATTTTTATCGAATCTCCAACTGCGACAGAATAATGACCGTTCCCCGGTGGTGTAAACAATACCCACTGCAATGCGCTATTAGTACCTTGGTCAAGTTTGTATTCTTTTGAGTTAGCAATATCGACATACCAAAGCGTGACCGTGTTGGCTAGTGCCTGGTCATGCAAGAACAGTACAGACGGGATATCCACAAGTGACTTGCTACTGTTAGTCCATGCATAACTGGACCCGGTAAATGTGGCGTGTGTTGGCGTAAGCCATCCAGCAGCAAAGGAACAAAATGTTATTCCGAGTATCGCCAATATTGATATTACTATTTTGTATTTCTTTTGCATGATTCCCCTTAGTTTAATTTGTGTGCCGATAGACGAGCATAAATATATACAAAATTATCGGATCCGTCTGATTTTGCTCGCAGATCAATTATGCATCCGGCGGGCAGGTTAATCATTTGAGTTGCGCTGCCTGATCCGGCCGTTGTGGCGGATGTGTCGCGCCGCCACTTCAGGTGGCTGCATTCGAAATTGTTCGTGAACACGGAGAAAACATATTCCGGTGTCGTGGCAACTCCCGTGCCGGTAACATCGGCATGTATGACGTGGATGCCCGCAACTTCTGTTGTTATGTTAGAGATCGTGCTAGTCATGCCGCTCTGACAAGCTAAAGCCGTGAAATTGGTAAATCTTAAATAGCTAGTAGTTAGCGCATAAGTAACACCTGTGTTATTTGTCCTGCTTATACCCGCACAACTAGGTGTTGCCGTGAAAGCACCGTTCACAGTCAAATCCTCCGTCACTATGGTTTGGGACGTTAAATTTGTTGCATTGACGTTAGTGGCTTCGAGCGTTGTGAACGATGCAGCCGTCACAAGAATATTAGTATTATATCCTAATTCTAAAGTTGTGAATAGCCCTGTATTTGTGTCGATGATCAGCCGGGCATAATATGTGTTTGTCGCGGTCACGGTATAATTTGTCAGGCTATTGATCCGCGTCTGCAGGGCGGATGAATAATCCGAAAGAAAAAACTTCTTCCCGGTATCCATATATGCATCTTGATTAAAGGTGATTACCGACTGTCCGAATGTATAGCCGGCGGCCAGTGACGCGATCAATAAGAAGATTATGGATTTTTTCATATTATCTTTCAAAGGCGGCGGGTGAAAAATCGCCCGCCGCCATGACAATCATTTGCTTAGTGCTTTATGGCTTTTCGGCCAGGCCAGCGTTCTGCAGTATCCCGATAATCGTGATAATTGCGGCGGCGTTTGCGGCGGCATCACCGGCACCGGAAGTCACCGAAGTGTCACCGACTGTTTTCGGCGCGTTAATGTCTGCGTTTGCGTAACCGTCACCGGTAGCAGCATCTTTGCACGCTATTCCTAGCCTTGGATCGCCCACGCCCTGAGTAGTCGAAACGGCGGATGCCGTTACGTCCCAAAACAGTTCGTCGCTCTGGGATACGACAGAAGTATCCTTTGCGAGGGTGTAAACACCCTTGACCAATACCGTACCAACGGCAAGGCTATCAATATCAACCGCTGCGATTCCTACGCGTGAGCCCAGGTCAATTACACCGCCGGCGGCTATGTCAGAACCCGTTGAATTGGTATATTCAATCGTTCCCTCGCTTTGTGCTTGCTTGATCATAATATTCCCTTTCTTTTTTTAGTTGTATCCCAGGCATGAACATCATGCCCAGAAGATGGTTTAAGCTGTTTCGCCGGTTTCGAGAACCGCGCCCGTGTGATCAATAGCGGCGGCGCCCACGTCGTGGCGTACCTTGAACACACGCCCGTCAGCATCGGTCTGGTTAACTTCTTCCATGAACGGAGTTCTGTTGCCGTTCAAGAATGCTACTTCGATGACCGGGGCAGTGGAAGGGTCGGCAAACATATAGTATGCCGTTGTGCTGTTGCCTGTAATATTGCTATCTTCGAGCAAAGGTTCGACAACCGGCATCGCCTTGTTGCGGACCGGGTTTTTCACCCCTGGGTTTTCCTGGCTGACATCAGTTCCAGAACCGAAAACCTGATCAGCCTTAAATTCATTAGTCTGACCGATCAGTAGGATTTTGGGTACTAGCGACAGCGTAAGCGTCTTGCTTTCAGCGGCGGCCATAGCGTGTAACATTCCGGTTTGCGAGCGCAATTTAGTGATGATGTTCTGGACTCCCGCCTGCGCATGCGCCAGCGTGTCCATCGCATAATCAGCGCTTGCCGAATAATTGCTGTGACCTGAGCCAAACAGAGCCAAACTATCATTCATCGTGGGGTTCGCGAGGAGCGCAACAACCGCCAACTGATTCGGTAGTCTTGCGGCGGCGGCACCCATCTTACGCGGATTCTGAATGAACGCGTCAAGATCGTCATTAATGATTGCTTGACGGGACAGATTGAATTTCAGGCCATAAGTGAAAACCTGTATTCCGTTCTGGTCCTCGGAAAATGCAGTTTCCTGATATTTTCCGTTTTCATATACCCGCTGCAGATCGCCTGATTCCGACAGCTTGACCCGATTCATTTCTTTGAAATCGGACAATGAGCCAATTTTGCACCACTCTTCGTAGGTCGTCGGGGCGGCGTCAAAACCGTCGAGCATGCTCTTGTTAACCCCGGCGGCAAGAATATAGGGGAAGTCTGAATTTGATCCGCTTATGATTTCTCCACCCCGAGCTATTATGTCGAGTTGGCTTTGTGTGATTTTTGGACCACGCAACGCCTGGTCAACAACTTCCCGGATGTCACTGCCGGGAGTGATCCCCGCTTTTCTTAGACATTCGCGAGCTAGCTCCTTCAGCCCAAGCGACGCTAGTTCATGGCCGCCGTTCTTTGTTTCCCGGACTGATATATGTCCGCTTCTGACCTGCAGCGATTCGATTGCCTGGCGCTGGAACTTGCTTCTGTCGTCAGCAATTACGACAACAGGGCCACCCATCGATGGGGTTCTTTCGGCCAGCTTTGCCAATACCCGACCGCGGGCATCTTCAAGGGATATGCCGGAATCAATCATTTCATCACGATCTCTCGATGTGATTCCATGCCTTTCACATTCCGTAATAATTCCCGTGCAGCGGGATCGTTCCTCAGCCTGCCGTTCTTCAGCCGGAGTAGCCGGAGCAGCCGGAGCAGCCGGAGCAGCCGGAGCAGCCGGAGCAGCCGGAGCAGCCGGAGCGGCCGGAGTAGCCGGAACGTCTTCTTCTTCTTCACGAACAAAAATCTCGTGATTTCTCAACATATCTTCCGTATTCATATCTTCAGGATTCCATCCCCTGATTTCAAGCCATGTTTTGAATTTCTTATTCATAACATTCCTTCCTTTGTGTTCTGTTTTATTGTTTTTTGCTGTGATCTTTTCGGACCGCCCAACACCTACGGACGGATCAGCAGCAATTGGCGTTAAGGAAGCCTCTAATGCTTCCCATTTTGTCGCAACATACGTGGGTCCGAATATCCGCCCCATGTAGGATACATCCTCATTGGGAAGATAGATATATTGTAACACCCTGTAACCGACAGAAACGCCACGTAGAGACTTATCAATCAATACCTCTCTTTTTGCTATCTGCGCGGATGCGGTTGTCCCAAAGATAAAACGCAATTTCCCTTTGTGCGTTTTTTCATCTAGCCACACTTTAGTCGGCGGGCCAACGATTATATTAGGGTTGTGGTTTTTCAGGACGGCACCAACTTCGGCTAATCGGCTAAAATCTGCATCGCCTGCCTGGTGTGATAAGACTTCATTCTCGCCCCAGACATTCACGGGCAACTCGGACGAAAAGGAAATTTCAACTTCATTTTCTAATTCGTCAAGATCGGCGGCCCTGGTCAGTCCGTCGTATTCCGACGTAAGCTCTAAATCGAAAACGGCCCCTTCTGCGCCTGCTCTCACGATAGGCTCTGTGAGATCAATTTGGATTGCGCCATCTTCCAAAACTCTGCCAGACAAACCGGCGGGCAATTCGGATGCTGCTTTGCCGCAAAGCTTTCTGATTTCCTTGTCGTCGACTTTACGATATCGCTTTTTTTCCCGTGATGGTGGCATTATTAATCTTTCTCTTTGGTGGTGGCATTATTAACTGGTCCTCCGAGATCCCCCGCCTCATCCGGCAATTCTTCTGTGCCGTTCATAATCGAGTGCGACGCGTCGGAACTTAGAGTGATCCCTAACCGCTTTGCTTCTTTTTCAATTTTTGCCTTGGTCCGCAATACTGATTGCCAATCCCGACCAGCAAAGGCACATTCATCAGCCAATGTAGTAATACCCGCCCTCATCGACTCGCGCTGGGCTACAATTTCTTGGGCTGGATTGATGCCAAATTGCCAGCCAGCAGGAATCCATTGATGCCGACGCCAATATGTTTGATTCCTCCTAGCGTTTAAATGGTCATATCCCGGCGCTATCAACCGGCCGGACAAAACAGCAATGTCAACCCACTTACTGTGGAACGGCACGTTGAAGCGGGAATTAAAATATGACATAATCTGCCGGAATGATTGGAAGTCCATCTGCTGGGCCATCCTGCCGCCCGCGTAAGCTGTCTTGCTTGTGTCTCTGGTTAATGCCTCGTAAGACATCCCGTGCTCTATGCCAGCGCCTGTAGCTCTCGCGTTTAGCTCGTTGTACATTCCGTAGGTTGCACCGGGTTTTTGTGGCTGCGCAAAATGAACCTCTGCGCCATGCGGTAAATTACCGATGATACCTGGCTGGACGTGTGTTAATGCGTTGCCGTCTGCATCGGTTGCTACTGTTGATCCGTTGCCCGGCATAAGATCGCCGTCCGGGCTAACCCCGCTTGCGTTTACGATCAGCACGGAAAAACATGCAGCAATCTTGACGCCCAGCAATTCCGCGTCTTCGTATTCGGAAATCTGGAAGAATTTATCGATGACGGCGTGGAACCACGGATAGCCCCTGACTTGTCCCGGACGGTTCCGGGTGAAAAGATGGATTATATCGCTTGCAGGGAATCTTTCTGTTTTGCTCGCATGCATTAGCGGCGATGCGTGATCGGGCATGTTGACATGATAGGCAACAGGGCGGGATGTTCTTTTGTCTAATTCGACGCCCAGAACAACATTGTTTCCGTTGTCCCTGTTGATGTTTATTCCTAAATCCAAAGCATCTGGTTCAAAAAATTCGACGGATATCGGGACGGCGGCGCTTGCTTGGTCTATAACTATGTGGACAAATGCCTCGCCGTCTTCTATCCATTTGCGCAATGCTAGTTTCTGGACATCGTACCATGATACTGGTGATGTCTCGGTTCCTGTCACGTCGGCGTTCATTGCCCATTCTTCCCACTCTTCGTCGTGCATTGAATTCCAGAGCTCGTTTTCATCACGCACGAGAATTTGATTCCCGTTATCTTCCGTGACCACTTTTGTGTCATACACATTTGCATGCGGATGGACACCAGACCCTACACAATACGACAGAAATGCGTTCATTGCGGAAACTGCATTCGGGACATTCATTTGGACCCATCTTGAGCGATTGCGTAAGACTGTCAGCTGACGCTGTAAAAGCGTGTTGATGGATTCAGACGATGTGACCCAATTACTATTGACCCTACTGCTTTCGGCGGATTTAAAGCCGGCGGCTCTGTTCCTCATTTCCAGGTCACAGAACTTTTTGAACACTTCGGCCTTTGCCTTTTTGGCATCAAAATATGGATCACCCCACGCTCTCCATGCTTGCGCAAATCTTTTCAGTGGGTTCCTCATCCGGCCCCGCTTGTTGGGTTTTGGAATTGCACAACTCGGAACATATTGGATGAGTTGCCTGATGATTCGACCATTTTTTGTTGCCGCAAGGCCAGGACCTTGTCCAAACCTAAGTGACTTTTGATGTCGCCCATCTCCCAAGTTTCGCCATTCAGGAGAATTCTTGAGATTGCCGCTTCGATATCCGCGCTAGTTACATCTGCCATGGTGGTATAATACCATTCCCACAATTGGGGTTAAAGATAATTAATGCTATTCTGTAGCAGCACTTGATTCCGATTTTCCCATTTCTCTTTTGTCGACCACCGGAATGTTCTGCAGCGTGTGGAACCTTGCTTCGCATTGTGGGCGCAGGCAAATAAAGTTGCGCTTAATGACCCCTTCAATTCGCTGTGTCCGCACAATCTTAACACAGCTAGATCCACAAGACGGGCATGTATTGGCCGTATGGTCAATACCGTTGGGGAAAAATTGCTTCGTCGGGAAATATGTCGACGAAGCAGTGATAGGATCATTTTTTGATGGTGTGTTTGTAATATCGGGGTCTTCCTGTTTGGATTTTTCTGGATTTTTTGGCAGATCAACATCTGGCGGCAATCTCGGTGAGTTTGTTTGGTTGCGTTGGTCTCTGTTCTGCTCCATGCGATTTCTTGGTTTTTTCACATTCTCCCCTTTTTATTTTTAAAGTTAATTTTAACGCTATTCTTTCTTTCTTTCTTTCTTTCTTTCTTTATGCAGGTAGCTGGCCATTTTCAGATCATGGCTAGCTATCAATCAACTATCAACCAGATAGCTCCCTGATGTCGTCAACGGTGTAAACACTCCTCATTTTATCGGCC